TAAAAAATAAAAGGATCAAGAATGGCTCAGCCAACAACCAAAGCAGAGTTTAAACAGTTCTGTCTTAGAGCACTGGGCGCCCCAGTCATCGAAATAAATGTAGATGATGATCAGGTAGATGACCGCATAGATCAAGCTCTTCAATTTTGGTATGATTACCACCATTCAGCTACAGAACGGGTTTATGTTAAGCATTTAATAACTGCTAATACAATATCAGATGGATATGTAGACTTACCTGATAATATTATTGGGGCAGTAAAGGTTTTTAGTATTCATGATCAATCATTGAGCGGTACAGATATCTTTAATATAAGATACCAAATTGCTCTGAATGATCTACATAATTTGGCTAATCTGTCTATCCTACCCTATTATATGCAACGTGAACAATTGGCACTTATCCATGAAGTATTAGTAGGTGAAACTCTTATTAGATTTAACAGACATAAGCACAGACTGTTTATTGATGATAATGATCTCACTGAAGGTACATATTTAGTCTTTGAATGTCATGAAGTAGTTGATCCTGATACATGGACTGATGCTTGGTCAGATCGTATTCTACAGCGATATGCAACGGCATTGATCAAACAACAATGGGGTTCTAATCTTACTAAATTTGAGGGCTTACAATTACCTGGGGGTGTTCAATTTAATGGTGGTAAAATCTATGATGATGCATCCGCTGAAATTCTAAAAATGGAAGATGAAATCTTACAGAAACATGCGATGCCGCCTCTTGATTTTATAGGATAATACATGGCTACTAATCCATATTTTAATAACTTTAATAGTTTTTCCGAGCAAGGTCTAATTGAAGATCTTGTTATTGAATCTATTAGAATGTACGGTCATGATTGTTATTATTGCCCTCGCACAATAGTTGATAAAGATACTACATTTGGGGAAGATACATTATCTACATATAATAATGCATATTTCGTAGAAATGTATATTAGAAACGTTGAAGGATTTGAAGGTGAGGGTGATTTCCTATCTAAGTTTGGTTTACAGATTAGAGATTCTGTCACATTTACTATTGCTAATCGTGTCTTTAATACTGAAATTGGTAGAAATGAAACTATAGATAGACCACAAGAAGGAGACTTAATTTACTTTCCTCTTAATCAAAAGGTCTTTGTAATCACATTTGTTGAACATGAACCTGTGTTTTATCAAATGGGTGATTTGCAAATGTATGATTTAAGATGTGAATTATTTGAATACAGTAACGAAAAACTAAATACTGGTATTTCTACTATTGATGATCTTGAAGATGAATGGAGTATTAATGTAGGTATTAATAATCTCGCAAATACTAATGCAAATGGTGACATTATTATCAATGAAACTACTGGTAGACCTGATTCATTATCTGATGACTATTCTATATCTGAAAATGATACATTTGAAGCCGATGCTGATTTGATTCTAAATTTTGATGATAAAAATCCATTTACAGATGATGGGACATTCTAATGTTTGGAACCACTTATTATCACGAAACAATCAAAAAGTATGTTTCACTTTTCGGTACGCTCTATAATGACATCTGGATTAACAGAACAGATAATAATGGTAATGTTCGTCAATCTTTTAAGGTTCCCATTAGATATGGACCAAAAGAAAAGTTCTTAGCACGCATTGATGCCGATCCAAGGTTAGATAAAGAATTTGCAATCACCCTGCCTCAAATGGGATTTGAAATTATTGGTTATCAGTATGCCGCTGAACGTAAATTGAACACCATCAATAAATTTGTTAAGTCAAATAATACAGACCCAGATGTACGAAATTTTCAATACAACCCAGTCCCATATGATATTGCATTTCAGTTATCAATTTTTGTAAAGAATACAGAAGATGGGCTAAGAATTATTGAACAAATTCTACCGTATTTTACACCAGAGTGGACACCAACGGTAGAACTTATTTCTGATCCAGAAATTATTTTAGATATTCCTATCTATTTGACTAGTGTTATTCAAGAAGATGTATATGAGGGATCTTTTGAGGATCGTAGATCTCTGATCTTTACACTAGACTTTACATTAAAGGGTTATCTATTCTCACCAACCAAGAAGAGTGGTGTTATTAAACTTGCAAATACTAATTTCTTAATTAGTGATTCTGATGCTGCTATTACATCTGCTAATACAGAATCTGCACGTGTAACAATTGTACCAGGCCTTACTGCTAATGGTGCACCAACGAGTAATGCATCTAATAGTGTTGATAAGAGCCTAATTGATGCTGAAGATGATTATGGTTATATTACCACAATTGAAGACCCTCTAGTTGAGGAGGACTAGATGAATAAAGATCTAGAAGATATGTTAAACATTCAAGAAAGTGATATAGAGGTTTTATCTAAACCTGGGCTACCAAGTAAAGTAAACGGACCTATTGATTTAGATCGAGATATTCTTATTGCACGAGAAAATATTGAAGCACTCATGACAGCAGGGCAGGGTGCACTAGATGAACTCATGTCCATTGCACAACAATCCCAACACCCTAGAGCTTATGAAGTAATCAGTACTCTAATTAAGACTATGCTTGAGGGCAATAGGGACATTATTGATCTTTATGATAAAAAGAAAAAGATTAAAGAAGAAAGCGCAACACCTGAAAATAATACTACAAATAACAATCTATTTGTAGGATCTACCAAAGATCTAAAGGAAATGTTGAATAAACTAGAAGATGAGTGATTTACTTACATATAACGGTAATTCTAATCTAAAACGAAAAGGTCAAGATCTTGAATGGGATCTTGAGATGGTTAAAGAGTACAAAAAGTGCTCTAATGACCCCATTTATTTCATTCGTAACTATGTTAAGATTGTACATGTTGACCACGGCTTAGTGCCATTTAATCTTTATGATTATCAAGAAGATATGGTCAATTCTATGATTAATAATAGAAATACCATTATCACAACAGCCAGACAGGTTGGTAAGTCTACTACAACTGTAGCATTTATTCTTTGGTATATTCTATTTAATGATGATAAAACCGTTGCTCTATTGGCTAACAAAGGTGATACTGCTAGAGAAATTTTGAGTCGTGTTAAATTAGCATTTGAGCATCTTCCAAAGTGGTTACAGCACGGTGTTGTAGAATGGAACAAAGGTTCAATTGAACTTGAAAACAACTCTAAGATCTTAGCGGGTGCTACATCAGGTTCGGCAATTCGTGGTTATTCTATCAACCTACTTTTTATTGATGAGGCTGCTCACATTGAAAACTGGAATGAGTTCTTCACATCTGTATTCCCAACAATTTCTTCTGGTAAAACAACTAAAGTAGTTCTTGTTTCTACTCCTAATGGTCTCAATGATTTCTATAAAATCTGGGTAAATGCATTAGAAGGTAGGAATCAATATAATCCAATTTTCGTACCATGGCATCAAGTACCAGGTAGAGATGAAGCTTGGAAAGAAGAAACTCTATCGGGGATGAACTATGATTATGAGAAGTTTGATCAAGAATATAATGTAGAATTCCAGGGTAGTTCTGGTACATTAATATCTGGTGCTAAATTAAAACAGTTAGTACATCAAACACCATTACATGAAAAAGATGGCTTAGCTATCTATAAGCAACATGAAGAAGGTAGAACATATTCATTAGTAGCTGACGTCTCACGTGGTAAAGGCATGGATTACTCTGCTTTTCATGTGATTGATATTACAAAAATGCCATATCAACAAGTAGCAGTCTTTAGGGATAATATTACCGCACCACGTGATTATGCTGCTATAATCTATGGTATAGCTAAAACATATAACAATGCTCAAGTGTTGGTAGAAATTAATGATATTGGGGAAGTTATACCTGATATTCTACATGAAGAATATGAATATGAAAATATTCTATATAGTGAAAACCGAGGTAGAAATGGTAAATCCATTACCCTATCTTGGAAATCTAATATTGATAAAGGGGTGAGAACGACAAAAGCTGTTAAAGCCACGGGTTGTTCTATTCTTAAATTATTGGTCGAACAAGACCAACTTATTATTAATGACCATGAAACAATCTCAGAACTCTCTACTTTCAGTAAAAAAGGAGTGAGTTACGAAGCTGAACCCGGTGCTCATGATGATTTGGCAATGGGTTTGGTTCTGTTTGCATGGTTAAGTAGTCAAGCATATTTTAAAGATTTAACTGATATTAATACTATGTCATTACTAAGAGAAAAGTCTGAAGAACAGATGATGGAAGATCTAATACCATTCGGATTTATATCTGAAAACGGAAATGAACCTACGGTAAATGAAGTAGTTGGTGTTAGAGGTAACAGTACAGACTGGCTTTTAGGTGCAGATGAATGGTAATCAAATACAGTTTTTTATAAATAAATCTTTATGAATTGCAATAATTTTTCTCATAAGGAGATGCACAGATGCCATTTCAAGTATCCGCAGGCGTTAATGTTTCTGAAATTGACCTGACAACGGTTGTACCTGCAGTATCCACTACTGAAGGTGCTTTTGCAGGCGTATTTCGCTGGGGGCCTGTAAACAAAGCTACACTTATTACTTCTGAAGATGATTTGGTTAACCGTTTTGGTAAGCCAACTAATCACAACCCAGAAACTTTCTTTACGGCTGCTAACTTCTTAGCATACGGTAATGCACTTTATGTGACCCGTGCAGCTGATACAACTGACACAGAATCATCTGGTAACACAGGTGTTACTTCTGCTTTTGCTAATACAGGAGCTGTAAGTAGTATTGCAGGTCAAATTGTAGAAAATGATGATGACTATGATAGTGTTACATTTGATGCCGATGTTCAATGGGTAGCTCGTTATCCCGGTGAACTTGGTAACTCACTTAAGATTTCTGTGTGTGATAGTGCTGGTCAATATAATGCCACAATTAACCTGATTTCAGACTCATATACAAATGCATCTTCTAATACTGATTCTGCTAATATTACATTTACGGTTGGTTCAAATACTGCTACTTTAACTGTAAGTGCTGACTCTGATGTTGGTGCAGATTCTGAAGCTACACTGGATAATATTCTAGCTGCACTTAATGTTGGTGATTATCTAGAAGCTGGTAATTCTTCAATCGGTAAGCAATTGCTTAAGATTACGTCAATCGGTGAAAGTACAATTGACGGCAATGATGCTACATCCGCATTTACATTTGAAGATTTGTATACTCTATCAACTAACTATACAGTAACTCAAGATCTTGTTAGATATTGGGAATATTTCAATGTAGTTGATACCGCACCTGGTACATCTGCTTATGTACGTAGTTTTGGTAATGCTTCAGCCGTTGATGAACTTCATGTTGTTGTTGCAGATGAAGATGGTAAAATTAGCGGTACACCAGGTACAGTACTTGAAGTTTTCTCTTCTGTATCTCGTGCATCAGATGCTAAGACAGAAGACGGTGGTACTAATTATTACAAAACAGTAATTAATGATAATTCAAATTACGTCTGGTGGGCTAACGACCGCACAAATGCAGTATCTAATACTGCTGTTAATGTTGTTTCTTCAACAAATACACAAGTTTATACAAAGTCATTTGTGGAAGGTCAAGACGGTAATGACGAATCTAATGTAGAACTTGGTACACTTACCGCTGCATATGATAAGTTCAAATCAGCCGAAGACATTGATATCTCATTACTTCTAACGGGTAAGGCTCGCGGTGGTACAAATGGTGAACAACTACCTAACTACTTAATTGATAACATTGCTGAGACAAGAAAAGACTGTTTGGTCTTTGTTTCACCTGATCGTGCAGATGTTGTTAATAATGCAGGTCAAGATGAAGAAGATGATGTTGTAACATTCCGCAACTCACTTCGTAGCACATCTTATGGTGTACTTGACTCTGGTTACAAATATCAATATGATAAGTACAACGATGTTTACAGATATATCCCATTAAATGGTGATAGTGCTGGTCTATGTGTTCGTACTGATAACTTACGTGACCCATGGTTCTCACCTGCTGGTTTCAACAGAGGTCAGATTAAGAATATTGTCCGTCTTGCTTGGAACCCAAATAAAGCAGAACGTGATGTTCTTTATAAGGCTGGTATTAACCCAGTGGTTACATTCCCAGGTCAAGGTACAGTACTTTACGGTGATAAAACATTGCTTTCTAAGCCAAGTGCATTTGATCGTATTAATGTTCGTAGACTATTCATTGTTCTTGAAAAGGCTATTTCTACTGCGGCTAAGTTTACCCTATTCGAATTCAACGATGAGTTCACTCGGTCACAGTTCAAGAACTTGGTAGAACCATTCCTACGTGATGTACAAGGTCGTCGAGGTGTAACCGATTTCCGGGTAGTATGTGATGAAACTAACAACACCGGCGATGTTATTGATCGCAACGAATTTGTTGGTGATATTTACATCAAACCAAGCCGAAGCATCAACTTCATTCAGCTTAACTTTGTGGCTGTACGAACTGGTGTAGAATTTTCTGAAGTCGTAGGTCAATTCTAAGCTATAAATAGATAAAACAAGGAGACATATAAATGGCATTCAATATTAACGACATGCGGTCTCAATTGGTGACAGGTGGTGCTAGACCCACTTTGTTCCAAGTAAGACTTCAGAATCCTGCAAATAGTGCGGGTGATGTTAAGTTCCCATTCATGTGTACGGCTACCCAAATTCCGGCTTCAACTGTAGGTACTATTCCAGTTCTTTATTTTGGTCGAGAAGTTAAATTTGCTGGGGATCGTACATTTGAACCGTGGAATGTTCAAGTTCTTAATGACGAAGACTTCCTGATCAGAAATGCTCTAGAAGAATGGTCAGGTAACCTTAATAAACATGAAGGTAATATCAGAGAATATGATGCTCCATTGCAGTATAAGTCTACTGCACAGGTAATTCAATATTCTAAAACTGGTGTTCCTATCCGTGAATATACATTCCATGGTATTTGGCCAGCACAAATTGATCCAATTGATTTGGATTGGAGTAACCAAAATGCAATAGAATTGTTTGGTGTTACATTTGAATATGATTGGTGGTCTGTATCGGGTGGTTCAACTGGTAATGCAGGTGGCCCCTTTTAAGAATTTGAAGGGATAATATTATGGAATTATTTGGCTGGAAAATTCAGCGGAAGAAAGAAGAAGAACAAAATAATTACGATTCTTTTGTTCCACCTAAAAACGAAGACGGCGCCTTAGTTGTACAAGAAGGCGGCGTCTTTGGTACTTATGTAGATCTCAATGGTGCCGTCAGATCTGAATCTGAATTAGTCACAAAATATAGAACAATTGCGGCTGATCCCATTGTGGATCAGGCGATTGCTCATGTGGTTAATGATGCTATTGTAGAAGATGCACAAGAAGATACTGTAAGTATTAACTTAGATAATCTAGAAGTCAAAGATAACATTAAAGAAAGAATAATTGAAGAATTCAACAATGTACTTAATCTGTTAGAATTCAACAACCAATCTTATGAAATCTTTAAACAATGGTATATTGACGGTAGATTATATTACCATACTATTATTGATGAAAAAACACCTAGGCAAGGTATTAAAGAACTTAGATATATTGATCCAAGACATATCAAAAAGATCCGAGTTGTCTCTAAAGATAAAAATATAGCTAATGTTACTAAAAAGGTAGATGAATACTATATGTATAGTGCTGCAGGCTTTAATGCAAAGACCGCTGCTACTGGTGTGCCACAAAATATTCAAGGCCTTAAGATTGCCAAGGATGCTATCACATATTGTACAAGTGGTTATAGTGATCCAGATGGTAAAATGATTCTATCATATCTTCATAAGTCTATTCGACCTGTGAATATGCTTAGAGCTATGGAAGATTCGTTAGTAATTTACCGTATTTCTCGTGCACCAGAGCGAAGGATCTTTTATGTTGATGTAGGTGGTTTACCTACAGCTAAAGCTGAACAACATGTTCGTGATCTTATGACTAGATTTAAGAATAAGGTTGTTTATGACTCTGAAACCGGTCAAATTAAAGACGACCGTAAATTCATGACTATGTTGGAAGATTTCTGGTTACCAAGGCGTGAAGGGCGTGGTACTGAAATTACAACACTACCTGGCGGCCAAAACCTAAGTGATATTGATGATGTTTTATACTTCCAGAATATTCTCTATAAATCACTCAATATCCCTACAAGTAGACTACAACAAGAAGCTACCTTTAACTTTGGTAGATCAACAGAAATTTCACGTGAAGAAATTAATTTTGCTAAATTTATAACACGTCTAAGATTTAAGTTCTCTGATCTGTTTATGAAATTGCTTGAAAAGCAATTGTTACTTACAGGTGTATGTAACTATGATGATTGGTATGCTTGGCGTAATGATATTGTTTTCGATTATGCTATTGATAACTATTTTGAAGAACTCAAAACAATTGAAATTGCAAGAGAACGCTTAAATATCACTAAGGAAGTTGATGATTATATCGGTAAATACTATTCACATAACTATGTACGTAAGTACTTCTTGAAACAAACCGATCAAGAAATGAAACTAAACGACGACCAGATTGAAGAAGAAAAGAAATCTGGTAAGTATAGTGATGAAGATTTTGATCCAAGTGATACAAATTCTACTAATGCAAATGTCTTTGGCAGTGCAGAAAAACCTAGAAGAGATGCACCAAAAGATAATGAAGATGATGGTGGTGAAGATGAGAAAAGTGACTAGTAAATTCTATTTTTATAAATAATTCATAAACAAATGGAGAGCTGTTATGACTGAGATTAAAGATTTTATTAATGCTGCAGTAAACGATATGCCAATTGATGCTGGTAAAGCATTCAATGAGCTTATGAATAGTCGTGTTGAAACTGCATTAGATGCACGTGAAGCAGATCTTAGAAATACAATTTTTAATAACCCAAAGGACCTGGAAGATGGCGAATAAATTCTTAAAAAGTGTTGTAGAAAAGTATGAGCCCAACAGTCGCGCAGGTGATGAACAAGCTTTTCTTGATAAACACGTAGTAGCAGAATATGATCCTGCCAATGTTAAAGGTAATGTTCTTGATCCATCTTTAGAACACGTAGGTACAATTGACCGTAATAAAGATAATCACGGTTATAACCCAGGTGAAGATGATGCTGTTAATGAAGAACTTTTAACAGATGAAGAGCTAACAGTTGAAGAAATTCTTGATTCAATGCAAGAAGAATTTGAAGAAGGTGAACTAGAAGAATTGAAAGAAATGCTAGAAACTGAAGAAGGATATGATGATATTCTCAATACAATCTATGAAATATTTGAAGAAGAATGGGAGTTAACCGATAGTGAAGAGATCAATTAAATGTCATCATTTCTCAAAGTAAATAGTTTAGAAGAATCTGTTAATACTACACCAACAGCGGTTAGTAATGCTAAAGTCGTAAGATTATCTAATTTTGAAGCTGCCACAAATGTCTTAATTACACAAAAGAATGATGGTGGTGATACATTATCTACTTTCACATTAGGTTTTGCTGGAAGTGATGAATCTACCGTATATTTGATAAAAGCAAAAAATGATACAATTGAAGCTGATGGTGATGCTTTAAATCTCAAAGCAGTTTCCGTGGCGTACTACTAAATTAGGTAATTTTATAAATATTCTTATGAAAAATTTTCAAGAATTTATATCAGAAAATAATGATTACAATAAGATTATAAGGACTTTACATAAGACAAAGAAGTCATTGGATAATCATTTGTTAAGAAGTTCAAGTCATTATTCTATGAATAATAGAAGAACCCAGGACTTAGTTGATAGGTATAACCACCATAAAGATACCCTTTATAATACTGATGATGGGAGGAAAGCGTGGAAAAAATATTGCAAAGATACTGGCTCACATGTTGATCATGATGGATATGATTTATTAGCATAAGGAAAAACAATGAAATTAATCACAGAAGTTATTGATCAAGTTAGAGTTATTGAAGAAGAAGCAACTGGCGGTAAAAAGAATCTTTTTATTGAAGGTGTATTTCTTCAAGGTAACATAAAGAACAGAAACGGTCGCTTATATAACAGTGATATTTTAAGTAAAGAAGTTGATCGATATGTCACTGAATATGTTAATCCAAAGCGTGCTTTTGGTGAGTTAGGACATCCTTCTTCACCTACTATTAATCTAGATCGAGTATCGCATCAAATTGTTGAGTTGCGTAGACAAGGTGATAATTTTATTGGTAAAGCTAAGATCTCATCTACACCAATGGGTAATATTGCCCGAGGCCTTATTGAAGACGGTGCTCAGTTAGGTGTATCTTCTCGTGGTATGGGTAGCTTAAAGCTTAATAAAGAAGGTATTAACGAAGTTCAAGATGATTTCCATTTGGCGACTGCGGCAGATATTGTA